CCAAAGTCAGCTCACCGTTATGTACAGGGATGTGATCCCGGTATTTCATCTGACGCAACATGGGCGCTAACCATAGATATAACTAGCAGAAGCTCGATGCGTGGTGTACGTGCCCGAAAGAGGGGCGGAAAGCAGACCATAACTGCAGTCGTGAACATGGTTCGAGAGGGCCATCTTCTATACAACTCAGGAGCTCAGTGCACGACAATCGTGGACTCTACCGGAATGGGCGGCAAGCTCTTCCGAGAGGAGTTCTCAATAATAAAGCCGCTTAGGGATTTCGACTTCGGCGGGACCAAGTCCAAGAAGCTCGAACTACTAAACGACCTCAAGACCGTGATAGATAAAGGCCAGGTCAAGTTCCCAAGGGGCGGGGTCTGGGAGGATCTACGGAGGCAACTGTTGGCTTATAAGCTAGAGGACAAGAAGCTAGAGCAAGACGCCGTAATGGCTCTTGCTATTGCTGTCCGCTACGCAATTAGGAATCCCGAGAAGGCTGCTGCGAATGTAGCTTTCTCCTACTTTGGAGCTGCTGAATAATGGCTAAGACTAAGGTCCGAGGAATACCGAGCACTTACGTAGACGGAAAGGGCGTTCCGGCTCAGTACACGACTGACCCGGATGTCGCTACACCAGCGCAGATTAAGGCGCTTGGCGACGCCCTGGACAAAGCTAATCGTATACGTAAGGGAGAAGTAATAGTCGAGCGCCGAGCAGCAAGTGCAAAGCCTATAAAGACTAGCACATCTGCCGATATATCTGCAGAGATACGTAAGGCAGCACCAGCAGGAACCCCTAACTCCGGCGTTGAGGGCGGGATTGCGACCACTCCTTCTGTAATAAATATATCACGAGGCGGCAAGGTAAAGCCGATCAATAAGAACTATACGCCGCTTCAGTTCGAAAAGCTTACAGACGAGCAGAAGGCTGCCGTCAAGATGCTCAAGAGCTCGTTCGAGGTTCAGGGGATTGCGCCTGAGGAGCAAGACGAGGTCAAGCTGTTTGGCGAGATCCTCACGCGAAAGCAGCAGCTTGAGCCTGAGCAGAATCGACTTCGCAGCATGTTCCGTCGATACGACCGACTATACCACCCGGACACAATCACCCTTGGCGGTGCAGACCACTGGGCCGAAGATCCTAGCGCACGACTAGCAGGACGAGCCCACGTTTCTGTCAACGTACATCCTGCATACGTAAACATCCCAGCATCACTCCAGGCAGTTACTCCGGTAATACACTACATACCGGAGGCACCTACCAAGGATGCTCGCGAGGAAGCAGCAAATCGAGAGCGAATATTCTTCGCTTGGTGGAATGAGCAAGAGATGGATCTCAAGCTTGAAATGGCGTCCCTAACTAAAAGTCTATACGGATACACGGCCGCAAAGATCTATTGGGACAATGAGATCAAGATGCCTTCCGTACGAATCATAGAGCAGCCAGAGAACCTATACATGGGCTTTGGAAACTCTGACTACACTCGTCTAGATTGGGCTCTCTACTGCTACGGCCTATCGCCACAAGCGGTAAAGGAAGACTACGATATAGACATAATTCCTGTAAAGCAGGGAGAGAAGTGGTACGGATATTCCTCCATAGCCGGTACGCACCAGGACCCACTTGGTAATGTGTACCAGAACCAGTTCGACCGTAACCCTCTTCGAAGAGAGACTGTATACGAACAGCTACAGGTTGAGGTTCTAGACTACTGGCACAAGGAGCCTACATCTGCTGGAAAGCCAGCTATGGTGTGGAACGCAATATATGTTGGGAATACACTAGTATCACATACTCGCCACCCAGAATTCAAGGGTGAGATTCCGTACATCATTCTACAGAACGGAAAGGTACCTGGTAGCCCATACGGCAAGCCTGAGCTTTACGACGTAGAACAGCTTCTCCGCGAGAAGGACGAGCGCATCACCAACCAGGCTCAGATGATCCAATCTGTAGTCGGCGGGCAAATGTGGCAGCTCGTAGGACCGGAGGCCCCAGACGAGGTACCGGCAGGAGCACTTCCTAAGCCTAACAAGGTGTCGGCCCCAGGGCCGGGGAATGAGCTGCGCGCACTTCAGCCGTTCATTCCACAGTTCCAGATTGAAGACTACAACAAGCGAATCGACCGAGAAATTGCTGTCGTAACAGGCTTGAACGACCTTCTATTGGGACTTGCGCCTACTAGCGTTCTAGGTTCGTCAAAGGCAATAGCTTCGCTTATAGCCAACTACGAGTCACGAATAGCACCTAAGCGAAAGCTCCTATACCAGTGGATCAAGGAAGTCTGGCTGCAGAGCGCACGAGTCTGGGCCAACAAGGATAAGGCCGTAGGCCAGATCATTGGCGACCACTTCCGTATCGACGTAATCCCGCCTGAGCTTACCCCTCGAGACACTCTCGAGCTTGCTCAGACCGCAATCAACCTGGTACAGAACAGGATCTGGTCAGCAGAGCGTGCCATGGATCGCGTCGGGGTAGAAGATCCTGAGGGCGAGCTTGACATCATTCGCGACGAGCAGACTGACGCAACTGTCAATCCTGCAGCCGTAATGACGATGGCCAACTTAATGATGACATTCCAGCAGATGCAGCAGCAGGGCGTTCAGGCCCAGGGCATGCAGCAGCAGGAGGCTGACGCCCAGGCGCAGCTTCAGGCCCAGCAGCAATCCCTTAATGCCTCTAGAACCCTAAATCCTCCATCTCCTGGAACCCCATCGCTAAATGGATTTGAGAACGCAGGCAATGCTCCTATGGAGTCCCTGCCTGAAAACGCACAAGGCGGTGTTCCGTTCCCTATGGACGGAGCTCAGATGGCACAAGAACTACCAGTAGAGAATGGCGGTGAGGCATAATGGCTATTAACACTAGGCGACGAGCCCGATTCCGAAGGGCAACTTCTGGAACACAAAACCTTACATCGTTAATATACAACATACTTAAGGAGCAGATTGCCGCGAAGAAGGCCGCCATAATGGCTGCCTTTAACGCGAACATGGCCACCAAGACCTACGACTCTACATACGGAGGTCAGCCGGTTGATCGACAGGCCGTTGAGGCATTCTACGCAGAGATGATCGGAACCTATCCTCCTGGCACAACTGAGCGAGATAGGCTAACTGCAGAGCTTGCAGAGTTCCGTAACGATGCAGTCAAGGCAGAGATGAATGCTTACGCTGATGCCTATGAAAATGGCACAAGGGCCTTCGGGGAGCAAATAGACCTAAATGGATACTTGTCCTTCCTACGAGAGGCTAAGTCTGTAACTACCAACGAATCAGATAAGATCATGTTCATAAAGGAAGAGTTCCTTGTTACGTTTAATGATGTCAACATGGACTTGAAGGCAAAGGGCGCCAGCTCGGCAAAGTTTGCTCGCTTCTACGAGAGGGAGCTAGCACGTGCTGTTGAAATGGGCCTAACAAAGGACATGACAGCGTATAGAACTATCCAGGGATATCTTGCAGCAGCACGAAAGCAGGCGAATGCCGAGGGAAGGACCCAGCTGCTACAGGATGCTGTTGACTTTGTGTCAAAGAACGTTGGCAAGATTGGGTCAGCCCTCAGTCAGGCAATGGGCGCCGCAGTTCAAAAGGGAGTTCTAGATCAGGCTACCTACCTTTCTATGGGTACTGACGGAATGACTCTTACAAGCAACTTCCTTAAGCTTGACCTCGCCATGCAGGCAAGAATACTTAAAGCAGGTCAAGACGCAGGCATTCAGCTGAATGGTGAGGTGCTTAGTTCTAACGCCATGGTCGACGCACTAGATGACGTACGAGAGAGAGTCAAGACATTGGCCACTTCTAAGGGTGTTGATTCTGGGACAAAGGACCGAATGACATCTCTGCTAGACGAAATCGATCAGCAGATAACTGGCCCAATGGGCCTGATGAATGATGTAGAAAAGGCTGACAGGGCTTCTCTTGATCTCGTAATTGACAACGAGAAGATGTTCGGAAACCCAGTCGCGAACACGGAAGCTTATGCCAGGCATGCTGACCGTATAGATGCACTTTCGAGCGGAGACCTGATGGGCCAGGCTCTCAAGGACATTTTGCGAGGGAAGGTCCCCGGCGGTGGGGATGGGTTCCTAGACGCTAGCGGCAACAAGAAGACAGAGCTGTGGCAGCTCAACGATGCAGAGGTATCCAGGCTCATAGATACATACACTGGTACAGCATTCGTATGGACAAATGGATCTATAGATCCTAAGCAACTAATATCCAGCGCTGCAGCTGATTATAAGGCAAAGCATGCCGTTGAGACAGGTTCCGGATTCTTGGTACTAACCAGGAATGACCAGGGAACCCCAGAGATACAAGTTTCAAATACCCCTGTAACAGGTGGTATACCAACACTTTCATCAAATACGCTTTCAGACAAGAGCGTAGCTTCAGTATCTGCCCCACAGGTGAAGGAGCCAGTTCTAAATAGCGCTGGTACTGTTATCGGATACAAGTTCTTCGAGATTGACGTCAACGGAAACCCAGTAGATAAATTCATGACAACTGACAATTTCGTCATGGATATGGACAGGTATGAACTTTACCTAAATGACATATCAACTCCTATATCAACAGACGGAAACGGACAGATTGTTGTGGGGAGTGAAGATCCATTCGTAGGTGACAGCTCTAGAATACGATCAGATCCAGTTTACGGCTCAGACCTATCCGAGAAGCCATTTAGCGGAATTGCAAAGGGCCCAGGATACAGGGCGGCACTCGTAGATGTGTCAAAGTCTGTAGCAAGTACCCTCATAGGAACAGGAAACGGCAGCGTATTCTCCGTAGATCCAGCGACCGGCTATGTACGAGTCATAGACAGCGATAGGGCACGTGAGATTATAGGTTACGATAAAAGGACAATCGAACTACTCCTAAATACTCCGGACGAAGAATACAAGGGTTCAGAGGCAGTAGCAACTGCTGCGCAGCAGATAGTTGGTACGGCAATGTTTAGGTATCAAGAGGGCATAGAAAACAGGGCCTCTGCCGGTAGCGTGCCTGACCAGGCTAAGCTATTCGCACTAAGGGCAGCTGGTTCTCAGGCCGCAGCCAAGGCAGAAGAGGCACTTCGGAAGCGTGAGCGAGATGCCATATCAGCCAGAAGCCCATTCTTTGGCCCTGGAGCAGGATCAGGTGGCGGACTAACCAATCTTAACCTTGCCCAGCTCGTGGCAGATCAGGCAAGGCTCAAGGCCATGGAAACTCCTGGGCCTGCAACACAAAGGTTCCGAGACGTTTATGAGAAGCCTTTGAGCAGCGCCAGTGCTGATGCTGCTGGGTTTAACGCTCTCCGAGCAATGAATCCTGCAGCTATCCTATTCGGTAACACCCAGGAGGCCAAGAAGGAAGACTTCTTCTTCAGGTACACGAATATAGGCGGTGACGCTGGAGCGACATCAGGAGGCGTAACTGTAGGTACTAGCGGGGTAGCCCTTTCAGGAGGCGGAGTAACAATCAGGCCACCAAAGAGTCCTACGTTTACACCTGCCCAAGTTCAGCAATCGCTTGTTGATTTCAGGGCTGGAGAAAGAGTCGGTTCCGGAGTCTCTTCGGCTCCTGTCTCGATATCTCCTAGCACGACAACGAACGGAGCTCGCTAATGGGATATCTTAGCGGAGGATTCAACAAAGGAAATACGGACTATAGTGCTCCGACGATATCGGCGGCACGAACTAAGGCGCCTCAGCCTGAGAACATAAAGGTAAACCTAGACCCATTCAATCCGATTGAGTCTGTAGCCGCCGGAGTAGGTGGCCTGTTTACCGGAGTTGTTGGGGCCGCCAAGGGGGTTGCCGATTTCGCAGGTGGACTGCCTGTTATCGGAGACGTTGGAAAGGCCATAGGAAAAGGCCTTGGTGCGTTTGGTGAAGTTGGAGTTGAGGGTATTGTACAAGTAAAGGACGTCGCAAAGGGCGCCCTTGACCTTGCGATGCTTCCAAGTAAGATTGTTCAAACAGGTGCAGCTGCAGTTCGTGCCTCCGGAGTAATCGGAGACAAGCCAGATGACGTAAAGAGAATGATGGCCAACGGATCTGATTTCGGCGAGATTGTTAATTATCTGGTGGAAGGTAACCGAGCGTTCAGCGACAACGCTGCCGCAAATCTTGGGTTTACCCTTCTTACAGATCCTCTAAACTACCTTCCAATTACAAAGCCGTTTACATTGGCTAAGAATGCTTCTAAGCTAGCTGGAATAGAGCGAGCCGCAATAACAGAAGCAGCTGATGTAATAACTGCATCCAAGGCCGGCAGGTCTGTAATGGATTTCGAGAAAGCAACAAACCTTACGGTTGCCGGTAAGACTAAGGGGAGCCTCTCAAAGGCCCTGATCGGCTCGAGGATGACGGTAGAGGACATCGCGTTCCTGGAGAAATGGCGAATGCCAGCGGCCCTATACGAGGCCACTCTGGGAAAGATGGGGAAGGGCTTTAACGCCCTCGTAAGTGCAGTGTCAGCCCCAGTGTTCATTGGGGCCGCTAAGGCCCTAGGAACGGCTCCTAGGACGGTCCTAGAGGGCATGAGCGCGGCCGGTAAGGGAGAATGGGCCACTACCCTAGCCAAGAGCTTCGGCAAGGGCCTGAGCAACACGATGGTGTTCTCAATCTCACGCCTGTTCTCACGCAACACCAGCAACGTTATGGCCTCAAAGGCTGACTTTGCAATAAAGCTTGTAGGCCAGGCAAAGAAGCTTGTTGCCAACGGAAAGATCGCAAACGGAGAAGAGTGGGTAGCTGGTAGGCTTGTCGAAGAGGGAATATTCGACGCTGCTGCGGCTGCTGATAATGTTAAGAAGATCTATTCTGCATCTGACGCCACGCGCCGAACTGTTCGACGCCAGTGGATCGATGAACTTTCTGAGGCTGAGACTCGTCGCGTAGCTGCTAATGCCGCGGGAGACTACAAGGGAGTGCAGCAGGCTGGCGGAATTAGAGTGTCAGACACAGCCCTGGAGGCACAGGCCCACATTGCCGAGGGATCATACCAGCTTGAGCGCATGAGCGCTGCTCGAAGGCGGCAGCTGTTCATAGACAAGGGAGTGGCGGCAATCGGCGGAGGCAGCAAGGAGCGTGTTGCTCGTGCTTTCGCAGGAGAAGCTGCTGTTGCCAATCCAGAGCAGGCAGCTCTTCTTGGAAAGATATGGGACGACTCCGTAGCTGGACTTGACGCTGCCGGTCAGGCACGACACGTCCAAATGATGGAGATCGCTGCCTACGGAGCGCAAGGTACTAATACTGCAATCATTCGAAGCGCTATAACTGCAATCAAGAACGGAGACGCCGCCAAGCTCGAGGAGATCATTGGCCGGCGCCTGAATCCAGCGAAGTTTGACGAAATAAAGAAGTTCCTCGACGATCCGGAGAACGCCAAGTATGGTCGAATCAACCTAGTGAAAGCAGATACACTAACGAAGGGGCGGCTAGAGTCCCTGCAGGCCGCCGGGTCGAAGCTTGAATCAGGCAAGAGCATTCTAGCCGATGACCTAGTAGGACTTCCAGAAGATCTAATCTCTCAGATAATGGCCGAGAAGAAGTTCCTTGACGGTACAGCTACGGCTGATGATCTAGCCGCTGCAGTTACCTCGTACTTCCCCGACTTCCATCTAATAGTCGGTAAGGATACTGCCTCTATATGGGCAGAGCTCGGTGCTACTATTGACGAAATGATCAAGGGCGGCCACTATGTAACAATGGCCAGTGCCGATGAGCTCTCGAAGTTCTCGTCGCTAATGGACAATCTCGGTGCGGGGGCTGGTAAAGCAACCGAAAAGCTGCTATCCTCAGGACGGTACAGCCTAGGGTTTGCCCCAGAAACGAATGTTATACGACGTGCGGGTACTCGTGTCACTGATGATAGTGTTGAGTACGTTAGCGAAAACCTGGCACCGTTCCTGGACTCAACAGCAGGACTTATTGATGACTCACTAGACCTTACGGCAGCATCATTCAGCCGTTCCCCGCTGCGGCAGCTGGCCGACAAGTGGCTTACCCCTGTATCTTCTAAGGCAGTACAGCAGCAGCAACTTGAGACAACCATCCGCCTTGCTGAGGAGGCCGGTGGCACAGCCGCCGATGGGCGACGCCTAATAGCTAAGGTAAACGAGCTATCCCTAAGCAGCGGAATAACCCCAAGGGGCCTCATAATGAACGACGGACTTCTCCGCAAGACAATACAAGACGCTCTTGGTCCGAAGCTGTTCGATGACATGGTGGCGAAGAACGGCGGAGATGCTCGTAGAATCCTCATGCGCATGTACGCAGGTAGTACGGACATCGTTGGTAAGACTCAAAGCTTTACCGGCTCTATGAAGGTTAAACTTCCTCAGCTTGCTATCCTAACCGACTATATCTACCCTACCCTAAAGTTCAAGCTTAACCCGAACTTCTATCTGCAGGAGGCAATAGAGTCTCCTTTCTTCAATTACCTTCGTGCTATAGACAGAGTTCTAACGTCTACTAAGTACGAGGCAAAGTACGGATGGGCACGAAGAATACCTGGTGTTGAAACTGTAATAGGAAAGAAGCTTGGGCTTGCCCGCAAGGCTCCTGGAGCTGAGATAGAGGTTGGCTTTGCCGAGCTCGTCTTCGGACAGCCTGGTGCCGCACTTCGAGCAGATCTAGATGTGGGAAACACTGTAATCCTCCTAGGGGGAAAGCTTGCTGACGAGACGATGTCAACCCCTGCGGGTATCGAGGTTGTGACAGGGTTCCGGCAATCATTCACTAATGGGATAAAAGAGCTTGTTGAAACAGTCAAGAACCCATACCCAATGAAGCAGGGCCGAAGGAACTCAATGGCATTTAACTTGGCCCTTGATAAGGTGGCAGCAGACATAAGATACAAGTTCCCACAACAGTGGACTGCTGCCTCTAAGGCATATGGCACAAACGACGTCAGAACAGTAATGATCAACATTATTCGTGACCAGCGTAACGGTTACCTTAACCCAGGCCGTGTTGTTGGGGCTAGCCGTCCTCGCAACTTTGGGTTCTCAGGACCAGGTTCGGTGAACGCTGCTACTGAGTTTAGGGCATCTGTAGAGAAGCTTATAGCAGACATAAAGAAGGCTCCGGACTCTCACTCTCAGATTGCCATAGCGCAGAGCGGTGCAATACTTCTGAAGGACATTGCGGAAAAGTCCGCAGCAACCGGCAACGACATCGGAAAGGTAATGAAGCTTCTAAACGAGGCGTCATCTCCAGAGACTGCAAATCATATAGGTAAGATTGACGACCTCCTGGAGGAAGCCAAGTTCTCAGAGGGATTCGCCTCTCAGACAGTTGCAGACTTTGGGCTGGTTGACGATGCTGTTCGCCAGTACCTAGACCCTGCAATATACGGAGGGTTCTCTAGGGAGGCAGTTTCGGCCTCTCTAGCACAGTTCCGGTCTTACGGCACAGACTTCCCTGGAATGGAAGTATTGGTGTCCAAGCTGCGCAAGGGCGAGAAGCTTTCTGATGCTGATATTCGTGCACTTAGATACGCAACAAATAACCTTATGGATATTCACGGACCGGAGGAGATACTTCTCGGGGCATTCCGTGAAACCCTAAAGGACACAGCTGACACGGCAAATAGAATCCACTTCTACAACCCTAATCGTTCGGCTTTGGAGAGGACACTGAACCATCCGTATCTAGCGTTCTATCCCCTTTCCTACACGATTGGAAAGATCCTTCCTGAGTTCGCACGTGCTGCATTTGTAAAGATGCCGTTTACGAAGTCAACCAGGCCTTTTGCCGGGTACACAAAGGTGCAAATGATACAGGACCACATAGCCACAATGAGTGAAGCAGATCCCAAGTTCGGTGAATTCCTTACTAAGTCTGACTTTATATTCATGGTTAAGCAGCTATTCCCTGGCATTCCAGGGGATGTTTCGATAGGTGGCCCAAGGTGGGTCAACCGTTCTAAGGCCCAATTTGAACGCTCTCAGCGACCTGGCGTCAACGGACGCGAGCCAGCCCAGTTTGATCCTGGGTATGTTGCTCGGTCTGTATTCGATCAGGCAAAGAACCAGAGCGTTTGGGGAGTCGGTGAGCGCTACGCGGGGGCGTTCTCTGAAGCATGGGATTTCTTTGATGGCCCGATGGACTTTAATCCCGGACCCTAGGCACTAGCCGTAGGCCGGGAAATATTTAGGAGGAACGCATGACGGACGAAGTCGTGACGCCAGTTGTCACAGAGTCAGCACCCCTTGACGTGCAGGAAAATTCGCCTGTGGCCGAGGATCTCACTCAGGGCAACGAGGATGTAACCACTTGGAAGAAGCGTCTTGCTGGTAAAGACCAGGTGCTGACGTCAACCAAGAAAGAGTTGGAGGACGCCAAGCGCCAACTGGAAGATCTCTCGAAGTTCAAGGCACAGATAGAGGAGCAGAGTCTATCGGAATACGAGAAGGCTCAGAACCGAATCAAGGCCCTGGAGGGCGAGATTGATTCCACCAAGGAACAGGCGAAGCGGGAACGGCTCGCTCGAGAATTCCCTCTCTATAGTCAGCTTTCACAGGACACTGCCGGACTAGACGAAGTATCAAAGGCAGCCGCCTTTGAGAAGTTCATTGCCGATGCGCGTGCTGCTGCTGATGACGAGACGGTAAATCGGGTAGACCCTAACAACCCACGTCGTTCTGAACCTAAAATTGACACCAAGCGCACTTCTTCGACAATTGCCGAAGAACTTCAGTCGCTTGGCAATCCATTTTTTGAGTAAGATTGAGGTAAGTTAAGATGGCTACGACCAGTACCAGCACAACGAACTTCTCTGATCTCGTCACGCAGCTTGTTTCTGCGAAGGCGGCTGAGGAGCTTCGAGCACGTGCTGTTCACGCGATGCCAGGACTTTATGTCCCGGCTCGCTTCGTTAAGGGTACGAACACCCTTCGCTATGCACGCTATGCAGACCTGGGCGTCAATACGACGGCGCTTTCCGAAGGTGCTGCACCAACTGACCAGGCGCTGACGATCTCAAGCGAGTTCTTCACGGCTGTCCAGTACGGCGCGACCGTCGCAGTGACGGACCTCGCCCAGATCGACAATCCGCATGACCTCATCGGCATCGCCGCTGAGCGCATTGCGTATCAGGCAACCCGCTCGATGGACGTTCTCGTACGCGACAACATCCACTCGACGGCTCTCACTTCCGCTGTTTACGGCGCGACCAGCGCGACCGCACTGACCCAGAACGCTGCCAACTCGGCAGTAGCTGCGGCAGGCGTTCTCTCCGGCGCATTCGTAAAGCAGATGGTTGCTCGCCTCAAGGGCGCAAACGTTCCTCAGTTCGCTGACGGCACGTACCGCTGCATCATCCACCCTGCCCAGGAGTACGACCTCGTGTCGGACACCACGGTCAACGGCTGGATCGAGGCAAACAAGTACACCAACAACACGCCACTTCTCACTAACGAGATTGGCCAGTTCGCTGGTGTACGATTCATCGTGTCCTCGGACGCGAAGGTTTACGCAACCGCTGGCGCTTCGTCAGGGAACGTTTATAACGCTCTCTTCCTTAGCCCAGATGCGTACACCATCGGTGACTCGCAGACGCTTCAGAGCTACTTCGTGGCTCCGGGCGGCGATCACTCCGACCCACTCGCACAGAAGGCGTTGGTCGGCTACAAGATGCGCTTCGGCTCCCTGCTTCTCGACGACGCAGGCGCTCGCTATCGCATCCTGAAGACACAGGCCACGGTCTCTGTCTAATCTCAGCATAGTTAGCTGAGTGGGGCTCCGGCGGTTGTACCGCAAGTTGGCCGTCGGAGCCCCTCTACACCCAGCCATGGAAGGATACATCTGATGGCTGAAACTGTCAAGGTTCTGATCTGGGGCACTGCCGAGCAGGGCCCATGCGCATATTTTCGTGGACACATGTATGACGAAGAGCTTAAGAAGTACGGAATTGAGATGCGTCATATCGACAAGGTTAACTTCATAGCGGCCCCAGAGGCTCAGGGGATGAGCCAGGCAGAGGCTGCATCCAAGGGACTACTAAAGATAGACACGGCAGATATCGACTGGGCAGACGTGGTTGTCTTCCGCCGATATTACAACTCATCAGCTCAATGCATTGAAAAGAACTGCACCTTAGGACTAAGAGTCCGGA